GGTGGAGGTCCAGAGTTTTCAGCGTCAATTATCTTGATGTTAAGCAAAGGAACTCTAAGAGATGAAGCTAAAACCACTACAGGTATTATAGTTCGTTCCAAGACAAAGAAGAATCGTCTTGCCAAGCCGATCGATATCGAGTTCCATATTTCATTCCATAAGGGAATGAATCCCTATGTTGGACTTGAGCAATTCGTTTCTTGGGAAAATTGCGGAGTCGGTCGAGGTAACAAGTTGACCGAAAAGGAGTTTTCCAAGCTTAAATCGGACGAAGCTGACATTTGTTCAAAATTTGAAGTAGAGGGCGAAACCTTTTACTTCTTACCTAAAAAATTAGGCAAGACCTACATAATTCGTCATAATGGAGATGCGGTTCCAGTAAAGGAATTCTTTTCTTCTAGACTATTTACGACTGAGGTCTTGACCGAACTAGACGAAAAAATCATCAAACCTACCTTTAAATTTCCTGAAACTCAGGATGGAATCAGCACAATGGAAACTGATGAACTTGAAGATTTAACTGATAACACCGATGATTTTGATTCAATCCAATAACCTTCCTTTAAAATACGCGCTAGAAACGCATACTGCCCTGCCCGGTTATCCAACTGGGCAGGACTTTCTTTTTGATGTTTTAAACTATTTAGTTAGAGTCGCAGATTCTAAATCAAAAGTTTTTGATCCAGCTGACATCAAATTTTCTAGCAAAACTCTAAAATATGTTTTTGGAGATAAGATTAAGGATCAAGAATTTCTTGAAACCTTAAAACTTATCATCAAGACCCTAATAGAAGAAGGTAGTCTCTCTAAAAATGGAGAGAATTTAACCATTAGTGAAACCGTTTTTTATAACTTTTACGCAGAACAGCCGCAATAACCTATGATGATAGACTTTAAAGAGAACATTGAGCTTCTTGAAAAAATAATATTTAATTTCGTTCTTACTGAAGACGACAATGACGTCTTAATAAAACCAAAGAACTATGATTCGATGGATAAGCGCGAAATTATTCCGTTAGTCAAAGCTCATTACTTCAATGATGATACTCTACAGAGGGTCTATCGAGTTGCAAAAAAATTCTTTGGTGAATATTCCAAGATTCCAACTAGAAACGAGCTTAGAGAGCTTGCTAATCTTGAGAATTTAGATATACCTGATGCAAAGTTTAAAGCACTATTTGAGGTTGACTTAGCTAGTTACAACTATGACTTTTTATTTAAGTACACAAAAGCTTTTATTTTCTATAAGAACTTAAATGCGTCGGTCATTGATGTTTTATCGTATTTAAAAACGACAGACATTAATCCAGAAAATGTTGAGTTAATTACAAATGAAGTCAGAGAAAAGTTCAATGAAAAGCTAAATGTATCTTTCACAAATGCAGAGTCCGGTCTAAACTTCTTTAATCCAGTAGATCACGTGCAATTATCAAAAGTCGGTAATCCAACTGGCTTTAAGTTCTTTGATAAGGTGCTCGGTGGTGGATGGAATCCAAAAACTCTAGTAGTTTTTCAAGGTCGACCTAAAGTAGGTAAGTCAATGGTTCTTTCAAATATTGCAGGTCGAGCATTCGTTTCAGGTTGTAATGTTGGTATTGCAACACTTGAGCTTTCTGATAGAAAGTACATGAAACGATTAGGCTCAATGATTCTTGATATTCCATTTAAAGACTATGATTCCTTATTAGATAAGGATCAAACGTCTGAGGTTGCAAGTAAGATGGCAAACCTAAAAAGTACGGTTCCGACTCTTGGAGAACTTATAGTTAAAGAATTTCCAACCGGTACTGCATCAGCAATTGATGTTGAAAACTATTTTTTAAAGGTTCAACAAAACACCGGTAAAAAGTTCACAGTCATTGTTGTTGATTACATTAATCTAATGAGACCGATGCGAGAGCAAGGTAATGTGTATGAAAAGATCAAAGTAATATCAGAAGAACTTCGAGCAGTTGCAATCCGAAACGAATGGTGCATAATCACAGCGACTCAAATTAAACGTGATGCAGTTGATGATCAAGATTTAAGTATGTCAGACATTGCCGAATCTTTTGGTCTGGTACATACGGTTGACTCACTATTTGGACTTATTCGTGGACCTATGGAAAAACGCATGAAGATCAAACTGATAGCTAACCGAGATGGTGGTTATACTGAGAGTTTTAAAATGTTCCGAATGAGTTATGAATTCGCTAAATTGACTGAAGAAACTGATCCAGCTTCTGAATTCTATTCAGACGATGATGATACTCAATCGTTGGAAAATCAAATGAGAACCCAATATCAAACAGTTCACACCACGACTCTTCCAGCGAATTTAATACCGTACGAATTAGCAATAGATCCAAATTATCAGCCTAAACATTCAGATCCACAGCAAGTGGTTCATCGATCTGCGTCAGACTATGATGATCTATTAAATTCGATCTAAAAAAACCGATAACACCGTGACACCTAAAGACCACGAAGATTTTTTAGATGACGATGACTTTAATGAAGATTATCCATTTGGATTTGATGATTCTTCTGAAGAGACTGACGAGTGACACTCATCGATACAGAGAACCGAGAAATTTTTAAAAAAATCAGCGTCCTTATTCTTTAGGCTCTGATAGGTTGAGATCACCAGATCTGCATTTTTAAATTTTTCATCGGAATACTTGTTGGTTCCACCGACTGAAAGAACGTTGTAGTTGATTAATCCAGTCGCATAGTCCTTTTCGAACTTTTCAGCAGTCTGGCCAACAAGAGAAATGTTTGGAACGACGATTAATGCCTTTTTTGATTGACTAACGATTCCCTTACGCTTAAGAAAAGACAAGTAGAGGTAGAGGATTAGCGTTTTACCAGCAGACGTTGCAAGTTCCTGTGAACAGAACTTGTATTTTAGAGCTCGGTGAGCTGCTTCTAATTGATAGTCCCTAAGCTCAATACCGGTTCCGTCCAATAAAACTGTAGCAAAAGTATTTAGTTGATCCTTGGTGAATTTAAGATTCATGAGCTCATCGAGACCCTCAATGTTTATCTCATACTCGTACTTCTTTGCGAAATTAAGGACTTCTTTCCATAAACCAACTCCAATTTTAAGTTCTGGATCAATGAATTTATCGTATCCGTCCCATAGTTTACGTTTATAGAGTTTGTTGAAGTGATAACCCTTCTGTCTTTTTCTAAAATAGAGTTGCAGGTCCTTTAATTCACCCTTTAAATCGTGTGAGACTAGCTGTAAATGGCGCCGGTCGTCGGTTACTCTAAATGTTAACAAAATTTCAATTAATTTTTAATGCCCATCCAATAGTTTTTGGACATCTAGACGAGTTTTTATCCCGAATAGCACTGCATCAATAGTCTTAATGGATTCAGCGTAGAATGCTATTTGATTCTCAACCTGCTCAAGCTTTTCCTTTATTGAGGCAGTCTTTCCATCCACAATTGTGCTCTTTTCGTTGGAATTGTACCGAACTTGATGACTTTTTGAGGCATCTATCCATTCTTCTCCCTTTTTTTCACGATAAGTTTTCTTCAACTGAGTAAAATGCTCAATTAGGGTGTGATTCTCCTCTAACATTCGCTGTCTCAGGCTTAAAAATGTGACTTGCGCTTCTGGGATCTTACGCACGTTCTCTAACAGCTTAATGCCAGTATAAATTTCGCCCGAGAATGATTCACGCTTTTCCCTAAAAACCTCGGCTATTGTTCTCTTTTGTTGAGTAGTTTCTTCCATCTTTATATTTTATCACAGGATGGATCGAAGTTTTAAATAACGAAGCAATAGTAGGTACTTTCGATTTGATAAAAGTCTGAGTTGAATTCTTGAACTGTTGTGCTCGCATAAAGGGTCGTTCCGACCTCATGGTGATCACCGTTCTTGTAAAAAACAGAGACGGCTCCGTCGTACAGACACACAATTGAATCTAAGTCATAGTGTTTAATTGAGCCCTTTGCCATTTCTTTAAATTGATCATGGGTGACGTCAGTCTCTACGTTAGTAACAAAGAGACTTGGAAATGATCGGCGAACTCGATTACTTCCATCAACCGAATGAAGTGACTGGACAACGTAATTTAGCTTTCCGTATCTGTCCAGGTCATACAGGACTTGATTGTACTGCTTTGAGCTGGTGAAATTGTAGATGACGAATGGTTTTTGTTCCTGGACGCAGTCCCTAACCAGGTGATAGAAGTGGCCTGCATATTCTCTAGTATGTCCCAATGAT